CGCGCAGGAAGTCGCGGATCGCCATGGTGTCACCGTGGAGCAACTGACCGGCCTCAGTCGCCTTGGGCGCATCGCACATGCCCGCCAGGCCGCCTACGCGGCCCTGCGCTCGCGCGGGCAGGTATCCCTCTATCAGATCGGCTGCTGGTTCGGCGGGCGTGACCACTCGACCATTCGGGCGGGCATCCTGCGCCACGAGAAGCGCGCGACGGCCGACTTGGAAGCATGGCGCGCACTCGGGAAGGCCAAGGCCGCATGAGCAAGGACAGCAAACCCGACGCCTGGATGCCGCTCTACATCGGTGATTGGGAAGCCGATACGGGCCATCTCGACTGCGAGCAGGACGGCGCCTATTCGCGCCTGGTCCGCTGGTACTGGCGCAACGGCCCGCCGGCCGATGATGACGCGATGATCGCCCGCATCCTGCGCATGGACCTCAAGCGCTGGCGGAAGCTCCGTCCCATCATCGCCGCCTTCTTCAAGGTCGTGGATGGCCGCTGGGTGCACAAGCGGGTGGAGGAGGAGCTTGTTCGATGGGAGGAGAAGCGCCGCCGGGCCATTGAACGCGCCGCCGCCGGGGGGAGGGCGAAGGCTGCTAAAAGCACTGCTTCAAGCAGTGCTACAAGCACACCAAAAGCACTGCTTGAGCAATGCACATCAGCATCATCTACTGAGGTAGACGGTCCTTCGGAACCGTCTACCCTCAGTAGGCGCGAGCGCCCGGAAGCGCGCCATGAAGGCGCTTCCGACCGTCGCGCCGACCCGGATGACGAGCGGGTTTGGCTGCTCGAAGCGGCGGAGGCCGAGGCGGAGGAGTTCCGCTGCCGGCGATCCGACCCCGATCGGGCAAGCGAGCTTGCCGAATTCATCGCGTTCGCCAAGGACCAGGCCGCTCGCCTTCGCCGAGCCCGCCTGAGCATCGTGGGGAGCGCGGCATGAACGCTCCGCCGCTCCACGCAGCCGATCAGATGGGCGCCGCCGCCCACGAAGCGGCCCAATTCGCCCACCTGTTCCAGTACCGACTCCTGGCCGCGGCAAGCCCGAGCCTGGACCGGGCCAAGCGCGCCATGGAACTGCGCAGGGCCCTCGAGCAGTGGCCGAAGCTGTGCCGGGCCATGGGCAAGTTGCAGGAGGCTGCGCCCAACATCGCCCGAGAAGCCCATGAGGCGGATGCCCGAACGCGTGATTTCGTGGAGGCCCGCTCATGATCCTCGCCGCCCTCGTCCACAACCGCACCGAAGCGGAGACAGCCCGGGATCTCCGGGCCAAGGGTTTCTGCGCCTACTACCCGCAGGAGACCATGGACCGGGTGATCATGGGCCGTAAGCGCAGGTTCCGCCGGCCGGCGTTTCCGGGCTACATCTTCACCGAGTGCTTCGCCGCCGAGGACATTGCGGAAATCCGCAAACTGAAGAGCGTCTACGCCTTCGTGGTCACCAGGCTTCCCGATGGGTCCAAGACCCCCGCCAGCGTGTCTCCGGAGGCCCTACAGGCGGTGTTCCTCGCCGAGCTGTTCGGGGAGCTGGACTACACCCGAAAGCCGGAAGCCTGGGCTCCCTCCCGAGGCGAGCGGGTCAAGGTCAAGGCCGGTCTCTGGAAGGGCTACATCGCCAAGGTGCTGAGCATGACCAAGACCGCGGCCGTCCTGCAACCGGAGAAGGGCGGACGGCTGAAGGTGAAGCTGGATGAGCTGGAGAGGGCGGCGTGAGGGAGATCTGCATCGTCCTGATCTATCTCGTTGCCAACGCGGCGGCGATTTTTCCAAAGCGGAGGCTCGTTGACAGCATATACCTCTCCGCGATGGCGTTTCTCGCCTTCATCGCCGCCACATCGTAACACCACCCCTTGCGCCCGTCCCATAGTTAAGGCAATATCTGTGGTGTTCGGGAATGGGGAGAGCCGCCCTACGCGGCCCGCGGTAATGCACCCCAGCGGGGCTCCTGTTGGGCTTAGGCCTGGCGGCAACCCCTTAGCGAAGCGCTGCCCGGACGGCGACGAGTTTCCCCAATTCCCCAGCCCGAACGCCACACCCTCCCAGTAAGGCCGCTGCCTCCCCAGCGAGCCCTGTACCCAAAGGCGATCGGACCACTGGGGAACCCCACACAGCGAGGCTCATGATGGCTCAAGCCCGCATCGGCCGCGTACGACTGAAGGAGGGAGCGACGGTGATCCCGATCCGCGCTGGCTCCCAAATCAACAACGACCGCCGGGCCAACTTCGTGAACCACGTCGCGGCGAGCTTTGACAGCTATCGCATCGCGCACGGCCAGGACCCCGACGCGCTGGTCATGGTGCTGGGCGGCCTGAAACAGACTGGCGAGGCGTACTGGATCATCAGGGGCGACAGCGAGGGCGGCTGCACGACGATGCTCTCCTTCGCGCAAGCCACGATCCAGCGCGAGATCAGCCGCTAACCCACACAGCGAGGCCTGAACCATGTTCGACGCCTACGCCTGCATAGCCGTCTTCTTGGTGATCATCATCGTCGAGGCGGCTCTCATCACCTCCCTCGCCCACGAGAACCACAAGCTCCGCAAGCAGATCGCCCCGTTCGACCGGGACCATGATGGCCACATCGGAGGCTCGAAACCCGCATGACCCTGATCACCGCGATCATCCTGTTCCTCGGCGCGCTCCTCCTGGCCATCGGCCACAACAGCCCCGCCGGCATCCGCACCCGCGTCGGCTCCATCCTCCTCGCGGTCGGCTTTGGCATCGCGCTGTTTGGAAGCGTCAGTTAGCGAGGCTTCCACTCGCCCTTGAGGCGGCTCTTGAAGGGCTCCGGCTGCGGTTTCCCCTGGCGGCGTGCGGCTTCGGCCCTGATGGCAGTCTGGACCTCGAGGGCCGGCAGGCTCGGACCCTGCGCCCGAAGCCCGGCGTCCAGAAGCGTCAGGATCGCCAGGTGGCGAGAAAGCTTTCGTTCCTTCGCCCACGCCTCGATGCACTCAAGACGAGCGGCGCCAGGGCGGAACGATATGGGCGGATCCTTCGGCTGAGACATCGCGGTGTATTACATCTTTCGTTGGATGTAGTACAGCCCCGCGACCCGGCCGCAGCTTGAAATCATCCAAGGCAGATCAACATGGGTCATGGCGGCGCGAGGCCTGGCGCCGGGCGCAAGCCGGGCTACACCACAAAGAAGACGCGGGAGATCGCCGACAGGGCCGCCAGCGAGGGTATCACTCCGCTGGAGTTCATGTTGAGCATCCTGCGCAACGAGGACAAGCCGGACGCCGAGCGGTTCGAGGCGGCCAAGCACGCGGCGCCCTATATCCACCCGCGCCTGTCGACCATCGACGCCAGCGTTCAGGGCGGGTTGCGCATCGAGATCGTTGATGATCACGACGGCGATTAGGCAGACTCTCACGGTCCGCCTGCCGAACGGCTGGAAGCGGCGGGACTATCAGGAGCCGCTCTGGCGCTACCTCAGGACCGGCGGGTTGCGGGCTGATGTCGCGTGGCATCGCCGGGCCGGCAAGGACGACGTCTCTCTGCACTGGACGGCCATAGCGTCGGCCAAGCGGGTCGGGACCTACTGGCACATGCTTCCTGAGGCGGCGCAGGCCCGCAAGGCCATCTGGGAGGCGATCAACCCGCACACGGGCTTGAGGCGTATCGACGAGGCCTTCCCGCGAGCTCTGCGGGAGAGCACCCGCGACAACGACATGCTGATCCGCTTCAAGAACGGGTCGACCTGGCAGGTCGTTGGCTCCGACAACTTCAACAGCCTCGTGGGCTCGCCGCCAGTCGGGGTGGTGTTCTCCGAATGGTCCTTGGCCAAGCCCGACGCCTGGACCTACATGCGGCCGATCCTCGCCGAGAACGGCGGGTGGGCGGTGTTTATCTGGACGCCGCGCGGTCGCAACCACGCCACGCGGAGCTTCGAGGCGCGGGAGCGCGACCCGGAGTGGTTCACCCAGCGCCTGCCGGCGACCGAGACGGGCGTGTTCAGTGCTGAACAGCTCGCCAAGGAGCGGGCGGAACTGATCGCGGAGGCGGGGTCCGAGGACGAGGGCGACGCCAAGTACCGGCAAGAGTACCTGGTGGACTTCGATGCGGCGGTTCCGGGCTCCTACTACGGCCCGCAGATCGCCAAGGCCAAGGACGAGGGCCGAATTGGTCGCTTCCCCCATGACCCCGCGTTGCCGGTCCTAACGGCGTGGGACATCGGCGTGGATGACTACACCGCTATCTGGTTCCTTCAGGAGAACGGCCAGAAGGTCCGCGCCATCGACTACTTCGAGACCTCCGGCGAGGGGCCGGAGACGATTGTTCCGATCCTCGAGGCCAAGGGCTATCGATACGGTCGCCACCATCTCCCGCATGACGTGATGGTGCGGGAGTGGGGGCAGGGCGCCCGCACTCGCTATCAGACCCTCATGGGCCTCGGCGTGAAGCCGATCCGGGTTGGCGTCGCGCAGGACCCGGCCGAGCGGATCAACGCAGCCCGGCGGATACTGCCGATCGTGTCGTTCGATGCGCAGGCCTGCGCGGTGGGCCTGGACCGGCTGCGCAACTACCGCAAGCGCTGGAACGCCAGCCTGAGCACCTACACGGGTCCGCTCCACGACGAGAACAGCCACGGCGCTGACGCCTTCGGAGAGTTCGCGGTGAATTGCCCGATCCGACCGCCCAAGCCGCCCGAGCCGACCAACAACCCCACCGACCTCGACATCTGGCGAGGCCGCCGACGCTCGGACGAGGAGGGCTCATGGAAGACGCTATGACGCCCGCCGAGAAGCCGACGCCGCCGAGCATCGAGAGCCTGCGCCGGATGTTCAAGGAGGCGAACGACCTGACGGTCGACGCCCGCCGGGAATCGCAGACCGACGACGACTACTATCACGGCCACCAGCTCACCCCGGCGGAGAAGGCCGCCCTCAAGAGCCGCCGCCAGCCTGACGGGGCGTTCAATCGCATCCGCCCGGCCATCGAGGGAATGCTCGGCGTCCTGAAACAGGGGGAGACCGACCCGCGCGCCTACCCGCGCAACCCGCAGGACGAGGACTCGGCGGACGTCGCCTCCAAGGTGCTCCGCTACATCGCCGACAAGAACGAGTTCGACGCCCTGAAGCTGGAGGGCGCCAAGAACTACTTCGTGGAAGGGACCTGCGCGGCCATCGTGGAAGTGGACGAGCGGCTTCAGGTCACCGTCGATCAGATCCGCTGGGAGGAGTTCTTCTACGACCCGCGCTCGCGCCGCAAGGACTTCCGCGACGCGCGCTACAAGGGCATCGCCAAGTGGCGCTATGCCGATGAGGTGGCCGCCGACCATCCCAAGGCCAAGGACGACCTCGAGAACGTCATGAACGCCGGCCTTGGGGCCGTGGACGAGACGTTCAAGGACCGGCCGGGCGACGGAACCTCGAGCGTCGCCTGGGTGGACGACAAGAAGCGCCGTGTGATGCAGGTGGAACTGTATCACCAGGAGGGCGACCGTTGGTACCGCTGCCAGTATTGGGCGGGCGGGGTGCTCTCCTACGACGTCTCCCCGTACCTGGACGAGAACGGCCGCCCCTGCTGCCCGATCGAAGCGCAGTCCTGCTACATCGACCGGGAGAACAACCGTCACGGCGTGGTGCGCGACATGCGCCCCGTCCAGGACGAGATCAACAAGCGCCGCTCGAAGCTGCTGCATCTGGTCACCACGTCCCAGGTGCAGGCGAGCGACGCCAATTTCGCCACCATGGAGGACGCTGACGTCGTCCGCCGGGAAGCGGCGCGGCCGGACGGCGTGATCCCGCCCGGCTGGGAGAAGGTCCCCACCTCGGACATGGCGGCCGGTCAGGCGCAGCTGCTCGCCGAGGCCAAGTCGGAAATCGAGCGCCTCGGCCCGACGCCGGACATCCTGGGCCGGCAGTCGGCGGATTCCTCGGGCCGCGCCCAGCTCGTCCGCCAGCAGGCGGGCATGACCCAGTTCGCGGTGACCTTCAGCGGCATCGAGGATTGGGAACGGCGCATCTACCGCCAGATGTGGGAGCGAGCTCGGCAGTACAAAACGGCTCCGTGGTGGGTGCGGGTGACTGATAAGGAGGGTGCGCCAGAGTTCATAGGCGTCAACCAGCCTACGGTGGATCAGTACGGCCAGCCCATCATTGATCCAGAGACCGGCCAGCCCGTGAAGCCGAACCGGATTGCCGAGATGGACATGGACATCATCTTGGATAGCGTCCCGGACACGGCCAACGTCCAGCAGGAGCAGTTCCAGGTCCTGAGCGAGCTGGCCAAGATGTATGGCCCGCAGGAAGTGCCGTTCGACGATCTGCTGAAGCTCTCGACCATCCAGGGCAAGCGGGAGTTGTTGGACCAGCGCAAGCAGCGCGCCGACCAGGCGCAGAGCGGGCAGCAGGAGAGCCCGCAGGCGCAGCTTTCGATCCAGGGGGCGATGGCCGAGCTGGCCAAGCTTCAGGCCGAGGTCGACAAGCTGCAGACCGAGGCGGACCTCACCCGCGCCAAGACCGAGACCGAGCTCGCCCGCCCGCACATCGAGGCGGCGAAGATCATGCAGACCGGCGAGCACCACGCCATGGATCTGCATCACGACGCGGCTCTGACCGCGGCGCAGATGGAACAGGCCGATCAGCACCATCAGACCGAGACCGCCTTCCGCGGCGCGGAGATGGAGCAGGCCGACAATCAGTTCGCCGGACAGATGAACTCAGCCGAAAGGCTGGCGCAGATGAAGGCCGGAAACACCCCGCCGCCGGGGGCTTAACGGGCGCACCGTCAGCGTGGGGACGCGACCCACGCTCCGCCGCCGGGAAACGGGCGTTTTCGGGCCGCCGCCGTATCGGGCGAGGGATCTAGATGGAAAACAAGCTCGACTTCATCGACGGGGAAGCCCCCGTTGAGCCTGATGCAGCACCCGTTCTTGAGCCGACGCCGGAAACCGAAGCGCAAGCCGAGGCCGTGGCTAGGGATGAGCGGGGACGGTTCGCCGCAAGGCAAGACGCCGGGGGCCAACAGCCCGAGGTGGAATTGCCTGTTCCTGACCAGCAACCTCCCGCAGAGACGGCGCCCCAAACGGTGTCCTATGAGGAGTTTGAGAAGCTGCAGGCCCAACTAGCCGGCGTCACCGCCGCCTTAACGGCCACCAGGCAGCAGAACCGGCAGCGACAGACCCCCCAGCCGCTGCCGCCAGCACCCGACATCTACGAGGCCCCCCACGAGTTCCAAGAGTGGGCGGACCAAGCCGCACAGCAGGCATACCAGACCGGGCGCCAGCCCCTTCTGCAACTGTCTCAGCAGCTCGTGGAAGAGAAGTACGGGGCGGAAGAGGTCGAGAAGGCGTGGAATTGGGCCGTCCGACAGGCTGACTTCGATCCCGCGCTGAACAACGCCTTCATGGCCAGCCATCATCCCTTCGAAACCGTGATGGAAGCCTACCAACGCCAGCAGGCGCTGGAAGCTTTCCGAGACCCAGCCATCCGCCAGCAGATACTGGCCCTCGCAAGGGGCGAGCCTGCTCCAGGAATGGCCCGCCACCAAGCCCCCGCGGCCTCGGCCGCTCCCCCCATCACGCCGCCAACGCGATCCCTGGCCTCCGCTCCGAGTGCGGGCGGGCTCAAGCCCGGCGAACAGCC